GAACCAATTGACGTGGCGTCCATGCTGATTAATGCAACGATAACTGTTGAACCTAGCAAATTTGGTACATTGTCACCATTGCATGATAAAGAACCGCAGACCTTTGCAAAGTACGACACAAATCAGCTTCAAGAGATTACAGAACATCTTCTAGCGTATTGCAATGCACAAGAAAGGGGATGTGTAGATGCCTGTTGTAAGAATTGTGAACCCTAAACCGTATGATTGGGCTGGAACTAAATGCCTTATTGATGGTAAAACGATTCCAAGAGTGAAATCAGTGGATTTTCATGTTTCAGTTGATGAAGTTCCAACATTTAGTCTTGAATTGATGGCAGAACCAGATATTCAAATGGAAGCCCTGACACAAATCAGTTTCACTTCT